TGCCATAATACTTGTTGTAGAGTTGCTGTTTAGTAAGTGCTTCTTGCAGCATAGGCTTGATATAAGGTGCTTGTGATAATTCCTTATAGGAAGACAGCGCTTTTTGCATCACGCCATTCCATGGATTAACTTCATCAGAACGAACTGGATGAATAAAATTAGTCATTGAAAAAGTCATTATTCACCTCAAAAAAACATACTACCTAAGCCGCCAATGATATTGCCAAAAGCATCGCTTCTGCTTTTATTTTTTTCGGCCTGTCCTTGATAGGCTAAATTTCCTTGCTGTGCTAATGCTTGAGAGACATTATTCGCCTGAGCATTACTCGCATTAAATCCAGTATTATACATACCTTGGGAACCTTGCAATCCTTGATCATACATATGAGTAGCGCCACCCATGTAATTGTAATAATCCTGATTAGCAATATCGTTGGCAAGCGTCATATCTTGTTGTGTATGTTGTGGAGAACCTGTCATACCACCAGCAGCAGACCGATTACCCGAGCCTTGAAGAGCTTGTTGCAATGCAAATTTAAATCCGGGAGATTCGTGAAATGATTGCCCTATTTGATTGTATTTGCCGCCCGGATCATTTAAGAGCTGATCGTACTGACCTTGAAGTTGTTGTCCAGCATGCTGCCCACCCTGTATATAAGGGTCATAATAACCCTGCGTTGCCCCCGGAATTTGTTGATAATAGGGCATTGCAGCATCAGCAGGATTTTTCCCGCCAAACAAACCTGCTATTCCAGAAGCAATTCCACCTATACCAGGCAAATAACTACCCCAACTCCTTTCCTGTCCCATATAACATCCTTGTTATTATGTAATTGTAAATGTTTTCCATGATGCTGATGTTACAGTGCCGCCTGTATTAACAATAACAAAAATTTTTGGCACATTATTAGTAGTATCATATACCATTTGACCTGAAATATCAGGCAAATTTGCAGTCAATGCATCGTAAGAGCCACTCACATAAGGCGTATATAAACTTTGAATAATGGCGATATTTGATGCATCTAATGTTGGTATCAGCAACCCTTCATTCTTATAATTCTTTTGCAATGCTTGAAATAATGCGCTTAATCCCAAATCCCATTGCGATGTTAAATTCCCATCTTTATCAATGGCTGGTCTATCACGAGGATAATCAGGGAAAATTGATTGTAAAGTTGATGACATTATAACCTCGTATTCATGACACCATTAGTGATAACAAAACGCCCAAGGCCCCAAAATTTAAACTGGCAAACCATGTCATTTGCAATACCCAATTGCCACCACATCATTCTATTCTTACGATAACCCAAAGGAGGCAATACATAAGGCATATCTGAGCTAAATGTAGCCCCACCATCTATGGATATCGATAAATCAACCCGTGGTTGAATATAAACATAAGCTTTTTGATTAGTGATAAGATAACTAAAATCAGTATTATCTTTCTGCTCTGTAATAAGATTTTGACCTAATTGAGTCGATAAATAATTACCATCTTGCGTTACCAATTGAATGATATTACCTTGCGATATCAATAAAGAACCATTTTGCGTTATTAATCGAATATCACCTATTATTTCTTGCTGGGGAGACGTCTCACCTGATTCAATCGTAAATCCAACATCATTTGCTATAAAATAATCTTGGGATGCCTGTCTTATATTTTTACAAACGCGAAATCTAGGAATTTCATTAATTATCATATTCCCATTGGAATCGATATCGGTGAAAGTTGTATAAACAGTGTCAAAAGCATATAAATTACCAGAATTTGTACTAGTAAAATAATACTGATTGTTGTAAAAAGCGACTTGTGAAGCAATGAAATAATTTTGGTTTTGATCGCAGGCGTGATAAAACTTCTGTGTATTAAAGTCATAAAACAACGACAAATTATCACTATAAAAATTAATGTGGTAAAATAAGTGGCCATCTTGTCTATATAAATATCCTTGTGAATCTGAAGGTGTTTGAAGCGTAGAAAGCAAATAATCAATTCCATCTGTTGTTATTTTTTGAGGGGCGCCACCGCTTGAATACATGATGACTGCGCCAGATTTTTCATTCTGTGCAAGCCATACAACAATTTCATCCATATAGGCTACTGTTGCAGGAGAAAGACAGCCGTAATCGATGTTATATTGATTATTACGCTGGTAAGGGAATAATTGTGCACCGGTATCAAACCATGACTCGCTCACAATTGAACCCATAACCCAAATCATATTGCCTTGTGAAGGAAATCGTACGACCGCTTGAATGTTATCCGGCTTTGTTTGCAGGGAGCCAACGAATGCTGCTGTTGAAGGCCATGTCAAACCACCAGCCAGAGCGCCACTTGATGTCGTGCTGGATAAGCGCCAATTATTTGTAACAATCGTACCGCTTGTATCATCTTGTTTGGCTGCACATATGAAACGCGCATCATGAAAGGTGATATAGCCCGGTACAAAGTTAATAATAGCCTGTTGGAAATGAATTGTTTGTGATGGATCGTAAATATAAATCGCTGTTCCATCTGAAATAGCAATCTGGGGATTATTATTTTCAGCAATGTAAACAACGCCTGTTGATGTCAAAAGCTGACCAATCAAAGTCGCTTGCATGAAATCAAAAGAAATATTTTGCTGATTAAAATTTATGCGTGTTAAGTAAACATTAGCATCGATTACCGTTACAATAGAATTGAATTTGGTACTGGTAAAACAACCTCTTCCCTGTACTCCATTATTGTAAAATGTAGATGAACGCATTGCAGGATAATAACCAGCATAAGACACCATGAATGTATCGCTTTGAAACATATTATATGTTTTTTCATTCGATATTTTTGGATATCTTCCGAAAGTAGAAGAGCCAACAATATTAACTTCAACTTGTTTAAAGTTCGCGCCTCTTTGTGTCATTTGCCTTCCTTGGCATTGTCATGTCTAAAAACTTAAAAAATATCGACATATTATTAGATTATGTTTATTTAATAAAGATAAATATTTGATCAAATTGATCAGGGGCGCCACCCTTTACCGATATTAACGTCACCGTAATTATACCCCTGCTGTCCATCTCCTGCTAATATTGAAACTTTTTTCATCGATAAATCGGGTGGTTCTATGTACATTAATTTACGTTTGTAGGATTTTAATATATTCATTGAATCTGGATTGAATTGAATTCCATACTCACTGCAAAAATAAGCCGCCAGTTCATAGCGCAAGTATTCAATATAGCTGGTATCAAGTCCTTGATTGGCTGAATTGATAAATGTATAAGGCAATCCTGTAACAGAGATATTGGTTAAATCTGTATTAAGGGCAACATCGACTAAAAATATTTTAACCATCATCTTAAGCGGATAGTTTGATTCAGGTAGAAAATATGTTGCAAAATAGCCTCCTCCTAAAGCTCTGTTGTAATTCCAGCTGAAAGGAAGAGAAGAAATGTTATCCACGCGAGCAGAGCCATAATAATTCCTGCGTGATACCGAATCCATGGGATAGCGAACAACATTTATATTAAAGGTTGCGGACTCAACAAGCCCTACAAAGGGTAAGAAATAATTTTCTTGTCCTGCTATAAGCGGCATTTCAATGTATGTGTAATAGGGAATCAAATCCAATTCAATTTGCTTGAAATCAAGCATAGAATTGAGCATTTGAAGCCCATTATTGATTTGATCGAATGTAGGTGTTTGTAAATTACGCGCAAGAATACCAGAGAGGTATAAGGAGCGCGTGATCAAGTCCTGTGCTGTATAAGCCATGATACACGCTCCTTATCATTAGACTAGCGCAGGATAAGCGCTATTAGATACTCCAGACCATTCAATAACTAATACACTGACGGCATCAGAGGTTGATGAAACCAGATAATCAATTTCAGGTTTAGAAGAACCCACACCCGCAATAACTTGGATATATTGACTCTGAGCAATACCCGCAGAAACGCCTGTAATCGTAGGAAGATTTCCAGTGGCGGCAGATCCGGTTGGTCTAAACTGCACAATATCGCCAACCGCAGCAGGCGTAAAAGTAACCAATAGAGTAACAATTACATTTGGTAATGTAGTTGTAGGAATTGCACTATTGGTAGTCAAGTCGATTGCTGTGAAAGTAGTTGCATTTCCACCCGATAAAACAGAAATTGCAGGTACATTAAAATATGTCAACAATCCTGCGATATTTTGTGGTTTATGTGTCGCATATACCCAATGACTTGAACCATCAGTTTCCCAAAACCCAATCAAGCGATAAGAGTCATAGCCTGAAGGCAACGTAGGCGCTGTATTACTTGTAAGGCTTAAAACAGCAGCGGTGTTAAGATAATTTCTTGAATCACCAATTAAATACACGGCATATTGTGTACTAGCTGCAATTGTTCCTGTATCAAGTCCATTAACTCCATTTACCGTAGAGTTAATCAACAATCCGGGTTGATAATTTTGAAATTGCACTGCGGGATTATCAATCCCAAAATAGTTTTGCAGCCCAACAACCATGTCAATGCTGTTTGTGGAATCACGCGCAGCTCCCGGAGAAACGGCCATAACTGTGGTAGATGCAGCTGATAGTTGTAATCCTTGGGTATATAATCTCGGTAACGAATAGATAGTTTCATTTTGAATTTGTTGCATTGTATTGTCCTTAATATCTGAAAGTATTGAGTTGCTGCAATTTTTACAACAACTCGCCTTAACTAGCCCTGTGACAATGGAATAATATAGCGCATTGAATATTCAGGAACAATGACAGAACCATGTGTTTCATCGTAAATCATACCAGTTTGGTTTTGTCCGAATAGTGAACCATAAGTCAATCGTAATGAACATCCAGTTTCGGGATCGAATTCATTTGCTGTTGCGTAGGGGTCTTGTTCAGGCAACTGAGGCATTGCCAAATAGAAAGCATCACCACCTAAGATACCACCACAACGATGCGACGGAACGCCTAAAACTTGCATACCCGCAACGATTGGATTATTCACATTTTGATTTTGTCCACCAGCCCAGTTAAGTGCAGGTGTTATGCTAACACTAACAATACCACCGGGATTTGCAACAGCGTTTGCAGTTGCCCTGAATTGTACTTGATTAGCACTTGGATAATGGCCTATGAATGTTAAATAACGCATATTCGGCTGACCAGCTACACCATCTTGGAATGCAAATACATCGCCGGATAAAATCGCGTTTACATCGTTAGCAGTAGCGCCTGAGAAAGTAATTTGAGTTACGTTTTGACCTGTTGGATCGTTAGTCGAAACAACAGTCAACACTTGAGATCCAACACCTGT